ATGAGAGAACACAAATTTATTAGTGAGCTTTTTTTAGAAAATAGTCAATTTATTCTTATTGGTTTAACTGGGAGAACTGGCTCAGGATGTACTACTGCAGCAAATATTTTAGAACAAAAAGAAATATCTTTTCCAGATAGTAACGTCTTGGCTGAGTATTATAAAGGATTGGATTTGCGGCGTTATGAAATAGTAAAAAATTTTGCAGAGACTCATTGGAAGAACTTCTATTCGATAAAGGTCAGTGATCTCATTTCAATATATTTGCTCCTTTTATCTCCATCGGCCTTAGCTAAATTCATTCAGTTTTCTGCAAGTAAAATCCCCGATAAAAAAGAAAATTCGATTTCCTTTAAGGCAGCCAAGAAACTGGTTGTTAATGGTGTGTTCGCTAAAAGTTTGTTGAAGATAAAATATCTTAAGGTGATAAAAAATCTTCTTAATCATGATGATGAGATTGACTTTAAAGGCAGGGGGAAAGATACCTTTATTAGGATATTAACTCTTACTCGAAAATTTACACGGGATTTTAAAAGGGAATTAAATGAACTAGAGCCAGGTTTATATATTGAGCTATATCAGTCAGCAGGAAAGTCAATTAGAAGAATAGGGAAGGTTGATGTAGATTATGAAAATCAAGACTTTATTCCAAAGGCTGTTTTTCATTTGCCTGAAACAATTAATCGTGTTATTAAAATAATTAGAAAAGTAAAGAATAATAAAGCGTATATAGTCATTGATGCGATACGTAACCCGTATGAAGCTAAATTCTTCAAAGATAGATATGCTGCATTCCATCTGGTTTCTATAAATGCACCAGATGAACATCGAACCAGATATTTAAAGAAATTACATAAGTTCTCAGAGGAACAGATAAAAAAAATTAATGATGAAGAATCTGGTAAAGGAGATGGCGAGTATAATCATCTTACTAATCCTAATGTAAAAAAATGCATTGAAATTTCAGATATACATTTTTTTAACCCTAAAAAAGAATTTGATAATAATAATTTTCTCAAAGCACAAATTGCGTGGTATGTATCATTAATGCAACACCCTGGATTAATATCTCCTACCGCCATGGAAAGGGTTATGCAAGTTGCATATACTGTAAAACTAAATTCTGGATGTATATCTAGGCAAGTAGGGGCGGTTGTGACAGATAATGATAACTCTATCAAGTCAGTTGGTTGGAACGATGTAGCAAAAGGTCAAGTTCCTTGTTCTATGAGGTCATTTGATGGGTTATTGCATGATTTTGATGAGGGAACATATAGCCTGTACGAACGAAGTAATACAAAATTTAGGAGTAAAGTTAAAGAAAATTTAATAAAAATAAGGGCGAGTGATTCAAGTTCTACTGTTTTTAAAGGACTTAATTTGCCATATTGTTTTAAAGATATTCACAACAGCCTTGATGATGAAAAGAAAGGGAATCAAGTGCATACCCGTGCATTGCACGCAGAGGAGAATGCTTTTTTGCAATTGGCCAAATATGGTGGGGTCGGTATTAATGGAGGGAAACTATATACTACAGCTAGCCCTTGTGAACTTTGTGCTAAAAAAGCTTATCAGTTAGGTATGACAGAGATTATTTTTATCGATCCATATCCTGGTATAGCGCAAGAACATATTATTAATATCGGTAGCTTTTCCCCTAAACTTATTCAATTTAGGGGTGCAATTGGAAAATCCTACCATAGACTTTATGAGCAAGTTATACCTATGAAGGATGAATTGGATTACTTGATGAAATAGAATTTTGGCTGTTTTATATCAAGTTTAATGGGTTCTTAGTAACGGCATCTTCAAGATGATCTGGTGAGAAATGTGAGTAAACCATGGTCATCTTGATATCCGAATGTCCCAAAATATCCCTTAGCACAAGTATGTTCCCGCCATTCATCATAAAGTGGCTAGCAAACGTATGTCGCAGCACGTGGGTGCATTGGCCATCCGGTAGATCTATACCTGCCCGTTTTACTGCTCGTTCAAAGGCTTTTCTACATGGTGAGAATAACTTCCCTCTGTTCTTTGGGAGTTCGTCATACAGCTCCTGTGATATGGGTACTGTTCTGTTTTTCTTGCCTTTTGTTTTTGTATAAGTAATTCGGTATTTCGATATTTGGTGGCCCTGCAGATTTTCGGCTTCACTCCACCGTGCGCCAGTAGCTAGGCATATTTTTGCAATCATTAGTAAGCTAGGGTTTTGAGATTCAGCACATGCCGCCAACAGGCGCTTGATTTCGTCCGTGGAAAGAAAAGCCAGCTCACCTTCGGCAATTTTGAAGGTCGGAAGTCCTGCCAGCGGGTTTGGTGCTGACCAGTGTCCTAGTTTTTTTAATGTACCGAACACAGATGATAGATTGCGCTGTTCAAGGTTTACCGTACGGGGCTTTACGGGCGACATAAGTGTGCCATCTTCATTTCGTATTTCACCTTTTAACCGTGCTTCGCGGTATTTTGTAAAGTCACCAGCTGTCAGTTCTGAGGCGATGGGATCGCCTAGACCATTACAGATAATTCTAAGTTTCGCCATGAGGCGCTTGGGGTCTGCGAGTGTTTGACCATACAGGGAATACCAAAGCTCAATTAATTCTGATAGGCGTCGCCGATCATCCTTTTCACCCAACCACGGTTTTTTATTCACTTCTTCCATTGTGAAGCTTTCAAACGCAATGGCTTCGCCTTTCGTAGCAAATTGCTTACGCACGCGCTTGCCATTGCGTCCATTGGGATAGCACTCACACAACCATTTTCCGTTCGGCTGTTTTCTGATGGTCATATCAAAGGCTCTTAATGATTTTCAGTGCGCGGCCTACTACCTCAATGTCATCCAGACCGCACTCAAACGATGAATCATCCTGATGCACTACTAATTTGTTTCCCGGGAGCCGAGTCAATTTAACAATGCTTTTTATCCCGTCGATATCGACTAACCACATACCATTTACTGGTGGTGTTTGGTTGCGATCTATTAAATAAGAATCACCAGAAGTAGTCACCAGCAGTAGGTTGCTTGAGTCTGAGGGGAGTATGCTGCTATCAATGATTGCTTTTCCAGCATCGACCAATAAACCACCGTTGAGAGTCGCCTTGTCAATTTCAGGAGATACTAGTTCAGAAAGAGGTACAACCTTGCTGGAGTTCACGGAATTGATATTTTTTTTAGGTTTAATGTTTGGACCTGGCTCTCCCTGTCCGGTGGTTAGCCACAGTAAAGAAACTCCTGTTTCCAAGGCGCACTGAATCACCCACTCTGCAGGAAAACTATCTCTTAAGTATCTGTTTGCCATGGTGCTTTTTGATGCGCCTAAGTGATCGCAAAGTTGCTGTCTGGACTTGAAATCATAGGCTGCCATTAGTCTATGGATAGCCTCTCTTCCCCCTGTATTCTCTCCAGCCTTTACCTGTATCATTTTTTAATCCTGTTGACGTATCAAATATTGGATCGTAGTATCTCGATGTATCAAATATTGAATCAAGTAAAACGAGATAAAACGACGTAAACCAAACCTTAATCGGGAGATACTGCACTATGAGCACTGATATTTCAATTCGTGTACCAAAAGAGATGGCTACGCCTGCAGAGTTCGCGGAATGGGAAGGTATCTCCCGCGGCTCCGTGTATCAAAAAATTCACCATGGTCAGCTTGCTAAATACATGGTCAAGAAAGAAAAAAACAAAGGCCGCGTAAGTCTGCGTTATTTAATGTACAAAACCGATCAGGTCCGTGAATCCCTCGGTCATTCCAACTTCCGCGTCATTGTTGGTAAGTGAGTTCAATTATGAGAACTTTCTAAGGGGATAGCATGTTTGATTATAAGATTTCCAAACACCCGCATTTTGATGAAGCCTGTAGAGCTTTTGCACTTCGTCACAATATGGCGAAGCTGGCAGAACGTGCAGGAATGAATGTCCAGACTCTGCGAAACAAACTCAACCCAGATCAACCGCATCAGCTCAATGCGCCAGAAATCTGGCTGCTTACCGATCTGACTGAAGATTCAACGCTGATAGATGGTTTTCTGGCACAGATTCACTGCCTGCCATGTGTACCGATTAATGAGGTAGCAAAAGAGAAACTGCCGCATTACGTCATGAGTGCAACCGCAGAGATCGGGCGTGTTGCTGCAGGTGCGGTATCTGGCGATGTAAAAACCAGTGCAGGTCGTCGTGATGCTATCAGCAGCATTAACTCTGTAACACGACTGATGGCGCTGGCTGCTGTTTCACTGCAGGCCCGTTTACAGGCTAACCCTGCGATGGCGAGTGCAGTTGATACCGTGACTGGCCTCGGTGCTTCATTCGGTTTGCTGTGAGGTGCTTATGCTTACGAAAGAACCATCATTTGCATCGCTGCTGGTTAAACAAAGCCCGGCAATGCACTACGGTCACGGCTGGATCATGGGTGAGGATGGTAAACGCTGGCATCCGTGCCGTTCACAAGATGAATTGCTGGCAGAACTATCTACGAAAAAACGGGGGAACAAATGGCTATTGAAGGCGCTGCGGCGACTGTTCCATTAAGCCCCGGTGAACGCCTGAATGGACTTAATCATATTGCGGAGTTAAGGGCGAAAGTTTTTGGTCTTAATATTGAGTCAGAGCTTGAACGGTTTATTAAAGATATGCGTGATCCACGGGATATTAATAGCGAACAAAATAAACGGGCACTGGCTGCCATATTCTTTATGGCAAAAATTCCAGCTGAACGTCATAGCATCAGCATTAATGAGCTGACCACTGACGAAAAGCGGGAGTTGATTAAAGCAATGAATCATTTTCGTGCAGTGGTGAGCTTATTTCCCAGACGGCTAACCATGCCGAATTAACCAACTAATGAAATTAATGGCGTAAACCCGCCGGGCATCCCTTTATCTAAATTCAGGAGTATTGATTATGCGTAATATTGAAACCCTCACGACTAAAACCGGACCGGATGACGCAGGGCTAAATATTTTACTGACAGAGGCTCGTCTGGAAGAACGCCGGGCAAGGGCTGAAGCAATGGCTGCCCGCCTTGATAGTCTTGCGTGTCATATCACATCCCGCCAGCTAAACCACGTCGAAGCGGCAGAACTGCTGCGTGTGACCGCTGAAGCAATCCAGAACGAAGCGCAGGAGATCCACTAATGGCTGATGCAATGGATCTCGTACAGCAGCGCGTTGAAGAAGAACGCCAGCGCCATATTCGTGCTGCCCGTGCCAAAACACCGGGCGTGTCTCGCGTGCTTTGCATTGAATGTGAAGTGCCAATTCCGCCAGCACGCCGCCGCGCCATTCCTGGAGTGCAGCTTTGCATTACCTGTCAGGAAATCGCAGAGCTGAAAGGCAAACATTACAACGGAGGTGCTGTATGAGCACCATCCTGAAATGGGCGGGAAATAAAACCGCAATTATGTCCGAACTGAAAAAACACCTTCCTGCTGGCCCGCGACTGGTTGAACCTTTCGCGGGTTCCTGTGCAGTGATGATGGAGACGGAGTACCCCAGCTATCTTGTTGCGGATATTAATCCTGATTTAATCAACCTCTATAAAAAGGTTGCTGCTGATTGTGAATCGTTTATATCTCGCGCCAGAGTTTTATTTGAGATCGCAAACAGGGAGGTGGCTTATTACAACATAAGGCAGGAGTTTAATTACTCAACTGAAATTACTGATTTCATGAAAGCGGTATATTTCCTGTATCTCAATCGTCACGGTTACCGTGGTTTATGTCGCTATAACAAGAGCGGGCATTTCAACATTCCCTACGGTAATTATAAAAATCCGTATTTCCCTGAAAAAGAAATTCGCGCATTTGCAGAAAAAGCCCAGCGGGCAACGTTTATCTGCGCCAGCTTTGATGAAACGCTGGCGATGTTGAAGGCGGGGGATGTGGTGTATTGCGATCCGCCGTATGACGGTACGTTTTCCGGTTATCACACTGACGGTTTCACTGAAGATGACCAGTATCACCTTGCATCCGTTCTTGAACATCGGTCATCAGAAGGACATCCGGTCATTGTTTCTAACAGTGACACATCCCTGATCCGTTCGCTGTATCGCAATTTTACTCACCACTATATCAAGGTAAAACGCCGCATCGGTGTGGCAGCTGGCGAGGGTAAATCAGCAACAGAAATCATTGCTGTTTCCGGGCCGCGCTGCTGGGTGGGATTTGATTATTCGCGTGGCGTGGATAGTTCTGCCGTGTACGGAGTACGTGCATGAGTCATGCCGATATGAACAACTGCAGCGGCGTTAACGAGGTCGCCGCAGCATTCTCATGGAACAGCCCGAAAAAGGCTATTAACCCTTATCTGGACCCGGCGGAAGTTGCGCCGGTTTCTGCGCTTTCAAACCTGATCACTCTGTACGCTACCGATAACGAGCAGGAACAGCTGCGCCGCGAGGCACTGAGTGATCAGGTCTGGGAGCGTTATTTCTTTAATGAATCCCGTGATCCTGTCCAACGCGAAATGGAGCAGGATAAGCTTATTAGCCGGGCAAAGCTGGCGCATGAGCAGCAGCGTTTTAATCCAGACATGGTCATTCTGGCGGACGTTAACGCCCAGCCTTCCCATATCAGCAAGCCGCTGATGCAACGTATTGAATACTTCAGCAGACTGGGCAGGCCAAAGGCTTATTCCCGCTATTTGCGTAAGACGATTAAGCCATGTCTGGAACGGCTGGAGCATGTACGCGACAGTCAGCTATCCACTTCTTTTCGCTTTATGGCAAGCCATGAAGGGCTGGACGGCCTGCTGATTCTGCCTGAAATGAGTCAGGATCAGGTAAAACGCCTGTCCACCCTGGTAGCTGCGCATATGAGCATGTGCCTTGATGCCGCTTGTGGCGATTTGTATGCCACCGATGATGTTAAGCCAGAAGAAATCCGCAAGACATGGGAAAAGGTAGCAGCGGAAACCCTGCGACTGGATGTCATACCGCCTGCGTTTGAGCAACTTCGTCGGAAAAGAAACCGCCGCAAACCCGTGCCCTATGAACTCATTCCGGGTTCGCTGGCGCGTATGTTGTGCGCCGACTGGTGGTATCGGAAATTATGGAAGATGCGTTGCGAATGGCGGGAAGAGCAGTTGCGTGCTGTCTGCCTGGTCAGCAAAAAAGCATCTCCCTATGTTAGCTATGAAGCCGTGATGCATAAACGTGAGCAGCGCCGCAAGTCACTGGAGTTTTTCCGTTCTCATGAACTGGTGAACGAAGACGGCGACACGCTGGACATGGAGGATGTGGTAAACGCCAGCAGCAGCAACCCTGCGCATCGCCGCAATGAGATGATGGCCTGTGTTAAAGGTCTGGAGCTTATCGCGGAAATGCGCGGTGACTGCGCCGTTTTCTACACCATCACCTGTCCGTCACGTTTCCATTCCACGCTAAATAACGGCAGGCCCAACCCGACCTGGACAAATGCGACGGTAAGACAAAGCAGCGATTATCTGGTCGGCATGTTTGCTGCATTTCGTAAGGCTATGCATAAAGCCGGGTTGCGCTGGTATGGCGTGCGGGTGGCTGAGCCTCATCATGACGGCACCGTTCACTGGCACCTATTGTGTTTCATGCGCAAAAAAGACCGCCGCGCCATCACTGCATTACTGCGTAAGTTTGCCATCCGTGAAGACCGCGAGGAGCTGGGCAATAACACGGAGCCACGCTTTAAGTCTGAGCCGATAAACCCGCGCAAAGGAACGCCGACAAGCTACATCGCGAAATACATCAGTAAGAACATTGACGGGCGTGGTCTGGCTGGCGAGATCAGTAAGGAAACGGGTAAATCCTTGCGTGATAACGCTGAATACGTTAATGCCTGGGCGTCTCTGCATCGTGTACAGCAATTCCGCTTCTTTGGTATTCCGGGACGTCAGGCTTACCGTGAACTTCGCTTGCTGGCTGGTCAGGTGGCAAGGCAACAGGGTGACAAAAAAGCAGGTGCGCCGGTACTGGATAACCCGCGTCTTGATGCCATTCTGGCTGCTGCTGATGCTGGTTGTTTTGCTACCTACATCATGAAGCAGGGCGGCGTACTGGTTCCCCGTAAATATCACCTCATCAGAACCGCTTATGAAATCAACGAAGAGCCGACCGCCTATGGCGATCACGGTATTCGTATTTATGGCATCTGGTCACCCATTGCAGAGGGCAAGATCTGCACTCATGCAGTGAAGTGGAAAATGGTTCGTAAAGCCGTTGACGTTCAGGAGGCGGCAGCCGACCAGGGCGCTTGCGCCCCTTGGACTCGTGGCAATAACTGTCCCCTTGCTGAAAATTTGAACCAACAGGAGAAAGATAAATCAGCTGATGGGGACCCCAGAACGGACATTACCAGCATGGATGACAAGGAGTTGCACGATTACCTGCACAGTATGAGCAAAAAAGAGCGCCGGGAACTGGCAGCAAGGTTACGCCTGGTGAAACCGAAACGGCGTAAAGACTACAAACAGCGAATTACAGACCATCAGCGACTGCAGCTCGTGTATGAGCTGAAGTCCAGAGGATTTGATGGCAGCGAGAAAGAGGTCGATTTACTCCTTCGCGGAGGCAGTATTCCGTCAGGAGCAGGCCTGCGTATCTTCTATCGGAACCAGCGTTTGCAGGAAGATGATCAGTGGCGGAACCTGTATTAATTACGCGGATTAACAATTCGTGCTCTTAATAATACCAGGCATATCAGGCTGATGAACGTAAAAAACGTTTTACATCAGTAAGATTATTATATACTGTAAATATAAACAGTGGTTATGCATACAGTATTGCGTGTGGTGTCATAGGAGGAAAGATGCAGGACTATTTTTTGGAGTCTTTGAAGCTCCAGCGCATTGATTTTTTTCTTAAGCTTGTAGCGGCTAGTGAGTGTAGTGATGAAGAGAAGGGGCTGGCTCTGCAGTGGGTTTCTGAATTGACTGATGAACTCATGGCAAAAATCAGAACCCACGAATACAACCGCTCAATGGATGTCATCAGCTGAGGTGACTTTTATGCGCATTGAAATAATGATCGATAAAGAGCAGAAGATTAGCCAGTCTACCCTGGACGCCCTTGAATCCGAGCTTTACCGCAATCTGCGCCCCCTGTATCCCAAAACGGTAATTCGCATTCGCAAAGGTAGCTCTAACGGTGTGGAACTAACCGGACTGCAACTGGACGAAGAAAGAAAACAAGTGATGAAAATTATGCAGAAGGTGTGGGAAGACGACAGCTGGCTGCATTAAGAAACGTTGCTGGCGTCTGAACTTGCTTCTGGCGTCAGCAAGGTTGAACAACGAGCCCTTGCGAGGCGTTAGCTCTGTAGTGCATGTCTATGCCGCATGAGATCGCATGATCGTTTGAGGATCGTTTTTGCTAAGGCCCGCCAGAACTGGCGGGCTTTTGCGTAGATCATGCAGGTGCATGAAAACCACTACATAAAGCGGGCAGGCGTGGCGGGGATACGAGCGCGCACTCTGGGGTAAAATGGTCAAAATCCACCGCAATTTACTGGCTCGGGAACGTAGTTAGTTTTGTAGGTATAAACGGCTCTCACGTTAGATAGGCATGCAGGATGTGTTAAATCGTTGTGATGAAGTTAACGGTGACTGAGACAGTTTAGGTCTAAGATATAACTTCTGGGTTAGTTAAAAATTGGAATAGTAAGACATTTATGAAAACTACTTATAGCTATGATTTTCAATATATGCGCAAAGGTCAGGATCGCCCTGATGATGATGGAGAGGTTGTAGGGTGTAATTCAGAAGACAACTCGCTTTTGATGCTTCCAAATGTGGGAGACTACGTAACAATTACGAATAAGGGTGGGCGTGCTCAATTTGATGGGCGGGTGAAAACAAGGCTTTTCAATTACCTACGCATTGCTGATGGTCATGTTCATTGCTCCATTTGCATTGTAGTTGAGGAAGTTGATATGGACTCCGTATGGGGGGCACTAATTAAAGAATAATAGAATGCCTGCAAATGCAGGCGCTTTAATTTACTCAGAAATATCTAAGTTGTAAGATTCAAAGCAAATCACTTTTTCACCTAGCCAGTTGTTCAGCTCTTGCAGCCGCTTTTGCAGTGGCATCAGTTCATTGCGGACAAACACTCGACTAGCCTTCTCCACATCCCCAAACCCCCCGACATTATTAGGCATTATCCCCATCATTTGTGGCGGCACACGATGCGCCGCCATCATGTCGTCCCGGCTCACGTTCTTGATATTCAGGAACTCATCCTTCGCCGCCACTTCTGACAACGGGATAATCTGAAGCCCGTCCTTTTTACCGTTAGGCGAGTACATAAACAGGTTACGGAAGTTACCAGGACCTTTGGCGCTTTTCATCGCATTGCGGAGGTTGTTCACATCCTCCTGGTTCTGCGCAGCATCGGTCATGTACATGATGAAGCCTGCATGACTGCCGTTAATGTAATACTTGCGACGGAACAGCGTGGCGGACTCGTTGAGCAGGGCTGACGGAATGGCAGAAAGATAACCGGGCAGGCCGTAGATCTCCTGGTTAATGTCCGGTTCCATCAGATGAAAAATGCTGCCTTTCGTGAACTGATACGGCTGGGTTGTCATACCGTATTGCACAAACCAGTAGGTATCCAGGTCTAACCCGCGTCGGGTGTATTTTGCCAGTGCAGGCTCAAGGGCGATAACTTCACCGAAGCGGTTCGTGCGTTTCTCCAGGTAGGCGTTACCAAAAACCAGATAGTCCTGCACAAAACGCGAAAAAGCCTGCTGGCTGAGCAGCGGGTGAGGGATGTAGGTGCTGGTCAGAATGTTGCACTTCACTGCAATCGGTGAGCTGTGATGCACGGCGGCGCGGAAGGTTCGCGCCAGTCCGTCGAAACTCACAGGCGGCTCATACCAACGATCCATCTGTACGCATTCCACATAGTCCAGCAGTTCGCGGCGGTCCAGAACAGGAACGGGATCACCGAAGCTGAATGCTTCGGCTGAAGTCTGGCTTTTATGCTGGATCTGTTTCGTCGACGCAGCGCGGTTCTTCTTACTCTTTCCCATCAAAAAATCTCCACAATATTGCTGGTATTGGCGGACTCGCCCTGCAGCGGTTCGTTAAACAGTGCGTGCATTGTTGCCCAGGCCAGATCGGCATGGCTGGCTTCTTCGCTGCGGCTGGCTTCATAGGTCGGGCGGTTGCCACTGGCAGTGGTAGCGCGACGGATTGCCATAAATGACTGCGCAATGTCGGTGTGCCCGGCGTCAAACTCCAGACGGCGGTGGCTGATAATGTCGTAGGCCTTGAGTACCAGGGCGTTTTTAACGTTGGGGTTGTAGACAAACTCCCTGACGGCAGGAAAAAACGCTTTCACGTTCTCGTAAACCCCGTGACCGACGCCGGTCGAGTCGATGCCGATATAGGTCACGTTGTACTGTTCGGTCAGTTTTTTGATGGCGTCAGCCTGGGCGCGGAAGTCCATCCCGCGCCACTGGTGACGCTCAAGAATGCGGAACTTACCACCCGGCACGGCTGGCGGTGCCACCACCACGCATCCGGCGCTGTCGCCGTTTTGCGTACCTTTTGCCGGGTCATAACCGATCCACACTTCGCGCCAGCCAAACGGGCGCAGCGCCAGTGCATGAAAGTCGGTCCAGATTTCCCAGCTGTCTACCATGCACGCCTGCAGCTCGCTGAGAGGGAACACGGACGCGAGATCGTCCACAAACTCGCACATCAGCAGGTTCTGGTATTCGTCCGGGCTGTACTCCATGCGCAACTGGTCAAGGTCGAACAGGTTACAGCCGCCGCGCACCGCATCTTCCACGGTGACTATCTGGCGGTATTGCCCGTCTGCGCACAGCAGGCCGGGGGCCAGATTGCTGTGGGACAGGTCGATGTCCACCTTATCGGCTTTGTTGCGCCCACGGTTGAACAGCGCACCGGACCAGAACGGATAAGCACTGTGTGTCAGACTGGATGGCGTGGAAAAATAGGTTTGTCGCCATTTTTTGTGAATAGCCATACCGGAAGCCACTTTGCGCAGCTCCTGGAATTTCGGTATCCAGAAATATTCATCCAGATACAGGTTGCCGTGGTAACTCTGGGCCGTGCGGGCATTGGTGCCGAGGAAGTAAAGCGTGGCCCCGTTAGGAAGCACCATCGGATCGCCTTTCAGCTCCACCTCCACTTCTTTGGCAAAGTCGATGATGTACTGTTTAAAGACGTGAGCCTGAGCCTTGCTGGCAGAAAGGAAAATCTGGTTACGCCCGGTCAGCAGGGCGTCAATCAGGGCTTCACGGGCAAAGTAAAAGGTCGCGCCGATCTGGCGAGACTTCAGCAGGTTGCGGATGCGATTGGTTTTTCCGGCTTCCCACCAGTGGCGCTGGTAGTTGAACATGGAGGAATGGAAGATTTCTTCCAGCTTCTCAATCTGTTCATCGGTGAAAACATTCTTTTCCGGCTGACGGCGCGGGCCTTTGTTGCGGTTGGCGACGTTAGGGTTTAAGTCGGCTTCGTTGCCGCCATTGTTAAACTTGCCGATGCGCGCGTGGCGCTCCGACTGGCGCGCCAGCAGGTCAATCTCTTTGAAATCTTTCCCTTCTTTGTGCTCCTTCATAATGAGCTGGCAGTAGCGTGCGGCGGTGGTGAGCTGCATCTGATCCAGCGGCCCATAGTCACCCCACTTGTCGCGTTTTTTCCAGCTATGAACGGTTGCAACTTTCTCGCCCAGCATTTCAGCAATGCGGGCGACGCGGTATCCCTGAAAGTACAGCAGCATGGCCTGCCGACGGGGATCGAGATCTGCGGGTGTCAGTGTGGTGTTCATGGCACAAACCTACAGCCTTGAATGAAGGCTTTCCCCGCCTGCGGTTTGTGTGGTTGTCGGTACAAATACCGCGCATTGTTTCACTGCCCCCATCACCGCAACCATAAGGCTCCAGTAAGTTTTTTCTAACGGAGCACGGCTCATGACAGTGAAAGCAAAGCGTTTTCGCATCGGGGTGGAAGGTGCCACCACCGATGGACGCGAAATCCAGCGTGAATGGCTGGAACAGATGGCAGCCAGCTACAACCCGGCGGTGTATACCGCGCTGATTAACCTTGAGCACATCAAGTCTTATCTGCCGGACAGCACCTTTAACCGCTACGGCAAGGTGACGGCGCTGTTTGCTGAAGAAATTACGGAAGGTCCGCTGGCAGGCAAGATGGCATTGTATGCCGACGTTGAGCCAACGGAGTCCCTGGTGGAACTGGTGAAAAAAGGCCAGAAATTATTCACCTCTATGGAAGTCAGCCCGAAGTTTGCTGATACGGGCAAAGCCTACCTGGTCGGCCTGGCTGCCACTGATGATCCAGCCAGTCTGGGTACGGAAATGCTGACATTCAGCGCCAGTGCAGCCCATAACCCGCTGGCAAACCGCAAGCAGAATCCTGCCAATCTCTTTACCGCTGCAGAGGAAACGGTGATCGAACTGGAAGAAATCCAGGATGACAAACCGTCCCTGTTTGCCCGTGTCACGGCGCTGTTCACCAAAAAAGAGCAGTCCGATGATGCCCGGTTCTCTGATGTGCATAAGGCCGTGGAACTGGTCGCTACCGAGCAGCAGAACCTGAGTACGCGCACCGAAAAATCCCTGTCTGAGCAGGAAGAACGCCTGTCTGAGCTGGAGACTGCCCTGCAGGCACAGCAGACCGCCTTTAACGAACTGGTGGACAAGCTGAGCCATGAAGACCGGCGCCAGGACTACCGCCAGCGTGCAACAGGCGGCAACGCCCCCGCTGACACTCTGACCAATTGCTGATGGAGCACAAAACCTGATGAAGAAGAATACCCGCTTTGCTTTTAACGCTTACCTGCAGCAGCTGGCGCGTCTGAACGGTGTGGCAGTTGAAGAACTGTCCAGCAAGTTCACCGTGGAGCCGTCTGTACAGCAGACGCTGGAAGACCAGATCCAGCAGTCCGCCGCTTTCCTGACGCTGATTAACGTCACGCCAGTGACTGAGCAGTCCGGTCAGCTGCTGGGGTTGGGAGTTGGCAGCACCATTGCCGGAACCACTGATACCACCGCGAAAGAGCGTGAACCTGTCGATCCGACGCTGATGGTCGATGTGGAATACAAATGCGAGCAGACCAACTTTGACACGGTACTGACCTACGCGAAGCTGGACCTGTGGGCGAAGTTTCAGGATTTCCAGGTGCGTATCCGTGACGCCATCGTGAAACGTCAGGCACTGGACCGCATCATGATCGGCTTTAACGGCGTGAAGCGTGCGAAAACCTCCAACCGTAGCGAAAACCCGCTGTTGCAGGATGTGAACAAAGGCTGGCTGCAGAAAATCCGTGAAGATGCACCGGATCACGTCATGGGTAGCACCACCACGGGCGGTGAAACCACACCGGGTGCGGTGAAAGTCGGGAAAGGTGGCGAATATGCCAACCTGGACGCCGTGGTGATGGATGCCGTCAATGAGCTTATCGACGTGGTCTACCAGGACGATGACGATCTGGTGGTGATTTGCGGTCGTGAACTGCTGTCTGACAAGTATTTCCCGCTGGTCAACAAAGAGCAGGAAAACAGTGAAAAACTGGCTGCCGATATGATCATCAGTCAGAAACGCATGGGTGGCCTGCAGGCCGTGCGTGCGCCGTTCTTCCCGCCGAATGCACTGCTGATCACCCGTCTGGATAACCTGTCCATCTACTGGCAGGAAGACACCCGCCGCCGCTCAGTTATCGACAACCCGAAACGTGACCGGATTGAAAACTTTGAATCCGTTAATGAAGCCTATGTGGTTGAGGACTACCGCTGCGCCGCACTGGTGGAAAACATCCAGATTGGCGATTTCAGCGCCGCTGCAGCAGAAGCCGGAGCGTAACCCATGAGCCTGAGTCCCGCACGGCAGCATCGCCTGCGCGTTCAGGCTGAACAGGCCGCCCGCGAGGGCGGCAGTGTTCGCCACGCGTCGGGCTATGACCTGATGCTGCTGCAACTGGCGGAAGACCGCCGCCGTCTCAAGGGCGTTCAGTCCACGGTCAAAAAAGCGGAAATCAAGGTGGAGCTGCTGCCGAAGTACGCCACCTGGGCAGAGGGTGTCCTGGCTGCCGGAGGCGCTCAACAGGATGACGTGCTGATGTACGTGATGCTGTGGCGCATTGATGCCGGAGATTATGCCGGGGCGCTGGAGATCGGGCGTCATGCCCTGCGTCATGGCTGGGTGATGCCGCTGGGTAACCGCAACGTGCAGACCGTGCTGGCAGAGGAAATGGCAGACGCGGCGCAGAGCGCAATGCTTGCTGCCACCGGCTTTGATGCCGATCCGCTGCTGCAGACGCTGGAGCTGACAGACGGTCTGGATATGCCGGACCAGTCACGGGCGCGTCTGCATAAAGCGATTGGCGCTGTCCTGAGTGAAAGCAATCCGGCGTCCGCCCTTAATCATCTCAACCATGCGTTACAGCTCGATCCCCGCTGTGGCGTGAAAAAAGACAAACAGCAGCTGGAGCGCAGACTGCGCAATGACAGCCGCTGACAGAACGTGCCCCCGCGCACGGGCGGCACGGGGTGGCGAAAGGCACTGCTACATCAAAACCCCGTCCACCGCCCTCTATTTCAGGAGAAAGCAGCATGAAGTTTGTTGCGCCAGAACAGGCACCGGAACAGGCGGAAATCATCAGAAATACGCCGTTCTGGCCTGATGTGGACCTGTCGGAGTTTCGCAGTGTCATGCGCACTGACGGCACGGTGACGCAGCCGCGTTTAAAGCAGGTTGCGCTGTCGGCAATTTCGGAGGTCAACGCAGAGCTGTATGAGTTTCGCAGACGCCAGCAGATGCTGGGGTATGCCTCGCTGGCAGAAGTCCCGGCGGAACAACTGGACGGCAAAAGCGAGCGCATTCAGCACTATTTCAACGCGGTTTACTGCTGGGCACGCGCCATGCTCAACGAACGTTATCAGGACTATGACGCCACGGCATCCGGTGTGAAGCGGGGCGAGGAACTGGCGGAAGCAAGCGGTGATTTGTGGCGTGACGCCCGCTGGGCCATCAGCCGGGTGCAGGATGCGCCGCACTGCACAGTGGAGCTTATCTGATGAAAGTGCGTGCGTATCAGTATGACACGGTGGACGCGCTTTGCTGGCGTCATTACGGGCGCACGCAGGGTGTCACGGAGCAGGTACTGAAGGCAAATCCGGGGCTTGCCGAATACGGCCCCTTTTTACCTCACGGGCTGCAGGTGGAGCTGCCGGACATACCGACAACCACCACCGTGCAGACCGTCCAGCTATGGGACTGAATTATGACGCTTGAGCGAATCAGCGCCTTTATCACGTACTGCATCGCCGTTGTGCTGGCCTGGCTGGGCGATTTGTCCATCAAGGATGCCTCAACGCTGGGCGGCCTGATGATTGGTGTGCTGATGCTGGCTATCAACTGGTACTACAAACACAAAGCCTACCAGCTTCTGCGCGACGGGCAGATCTCGCGGGAGGACTATGAATCCATCAATCGTTAAACGCTGCCTTGTCGGGGTCGTGCTGGCTATTGCTGCCACGCTGCCGGGTTTTCAGCAGCTTCACACCTCCGTGGAGGGGCTGAAACTGATTGCCGATTACGAAGGCTGTCGTCTGCAGCCGTATCAGTGCAGCGCGGGTGTCTGGACCGACGGCATTGGTAATACATCGGGCGTCATTCCCGGCAAAACCATTACGGAACGACAGGCAGCAGAAGGGCTTATCTCCAACGTGCTGCGTGTGGAGCGGTCACTGGAAAGGTGTGTGAAGCAACAGCCACCGCAGAAAGTGTATGACGCGGTGGTGTCATTTGCCTTCAACGTGGGGACAGGTAATGCCTGCAGCTCCACGCTGGTGAAATTACTCAATCAGCGGCGCTGGGCGGATGCGTGCCGACAGTTGCCGCGCTGGGTTTACGTGAAAGGTGTGTTTAATCAGGGGCTGGATAACCGCCGTGCGCGGGAGATGGCCTGGTGCTTACAGGGAGCAAACTGAAATGAAAAAGAAATTAATCAGCGGGCTGTTTCTGATGTTATGGATGGCGCTGTTAATCGAAGCAATGGTGTATCCGCAGGGGATTTTTCCGGTACTGGCAGCGTCCGGCGTTTGGGTAGCCTGTTTGCTGACATGGGCGGTAATTCCGGTAGCACTGGCTGCGTTAATTAAGAATGGCCCGCTCTGGCAGGAGTTGAGGGCATCTTTGCTGAAGACAATTACCCGAAAAGAAAACGTATTTATCAGCTGGGTGATGCGATTGCTGATTGTCGTCAGTCTCGCCTGGACGGGGTGGGCTATTACCCTGGTCTTTTATCTGCTGACCGTTATTGCCTTCTGGATGACCCGTAATCAGATTGCGCAACAGGTATCAGCATGAACCGGTTGCTGCTGGTTGTGCTGGCGTTATTACTGGCGGCGCTGGGCTGGCAGACGTGGCGGCTGGCTGATGCCAGCCAGACCATCAGCACGCAGGCAGACGAGCTGCAGAGCAAAAGCCAGGCACTGGCAAAGAGCAACAGCCAGCTTATCAGCCTGTCCATTCTGACTGAAACCAATAACCGGGAGCAGGCGCGGCTCTATGCCGACGCAGAACAGACCAGCGCGCAGCTGAGACAACGACAACACCGAATTGAGGAACTGAAGCGTGAGAACGAGGGTTTACGCCGCTGGGCTGATACTCCTTTGCCTGCTGACATTATCCGGCTGCGGGAACGTCCGGCACTCACCGGAGGTGCAGCTTACCGTCAGTGGTTGTCCGCGAGTGACGCCGTGTCGGCTGGATCAGGCAGCGCCGCGCACTAACGGTGATCTGAACGCGTTGCTGGATGAAACGGAGGCCGCCTGGGCGGTCTGTGCAGACAAAGTGGACATGATTATTGCGTGTCAGGAGCGAAACAGTGAACAAACCACAATCCCTGCGCCACGCCCTCAATAAAGCGGTGCCTTATGTCCGCAATAACCCGGACAAACTGCATCTGTTTGTGGATAACGGTTCGCTGGTTGCCACGGGGGCCAACTCCATGTCGTGGGAGTACCGTTACACCCTGAACGCGGTGATTGAGGATTTCAGCGGCGACCAGAATCTGCTGATGGCCCCGGTTTTGCTGTGGCTGAGGGATAACCAGCCCGATGCCATCAATAACCCGGCGTTACGGGAAAAACTATTCACCTTTGAGGTGGATATTCTGCGCAACGATGTCTGTGATATCAGCCTGAACCTGCAACTGACGGAGCGTGTGCTGGTCAGCACTGACGGTAGTGTGTCGAGCGTTGAAGCTATAGCGGAACCTGATGAACCTGAAGAAATGTGGACGGTGAAACGTGGCTGAACTGCAGAAAGTGGACGACTGGCTGAGTGCCTTGCTGGCGAATCTGGAGCCAGCCGCAAGAAGCCGCATGATGCGCCAGCTGGCGCAGGAACTGCGCCGGATACAGCAGCAGAACATCAGGATGCAACGCAATCCAGATGGCAGTAGTTATGAACCGCGACGGGTAACAGCACGCAGTAAAAAGGGGCGCATCAAACGTCAGATGTTTGCAAAGCTGCGAACCACAAAATACCTGAAAACTGCCGCCAGCGCCGATTCTGCCAGCGTGCAGTTTGAAGGCAAGGTACAGCGCATTGCCCGTGTTCACCATTACGGCTTGCGTGATCGCGTCAGCCGTAAGGGGCCACAGATACGTTATGCTAAACGTAGGTTACTTGGAATTTATGATACTGATTTTGATATTATAGAAGAGATAATCATAAATTTTTTGATTCGTTAGATTCATTAATTTTCTTAAAGTATGAGTCTATTTTTTCAATTAATAAATTGATGCTTTTTATAAATTCTTTTGTTTCTTTCTCTGTTGGTTCATGTGATGTATGAGCTATTTTGTCACGTAATTCTTTCCTGTTTTTATTTGCATGTTGCCACTCAAGTGGCGCAATTTCGGGTACAGAGATGTTAAAGAGTTGTTTGAATAGTTTTTTACATCTATCATCGAACTTCCAGTTTTTATTTAATGTTTCTTTTGTCTGGCATTCATTGATACCATTGCGATGAAAGGCATTAATAATTTTTCTGAGAATATAGCTTTCAAGGCCTGCTGATGCTTCAATTACGGCTGATCTAAATGCACCTTTATGAACAAGATTGTCTGCTCTAATCAATAATAGTTCAGGATGTTCATTGAATTCATTTGACATTAAACGTTTTTTGAAATTATCAATGAGACTTTCATCGTGTTTATACCAGCTTTCTCTCATTAATGGGGGGATTACTCCAACTAAAGGAATTGCACTTATCTTAATACCATCGCAATAATGCTCTTGTAACACTCCGTTGGTAAATCCTGAGCCAACTTGATAAAGAGATATCTCGTCTGCAAATTGATCTTTAAAGGCAACTCTATACTGTTTTATAAAGTGGTTTATTATTCCGATACATTCCTCTGATCTTTTAGGTGGAAATATCTCTCTAGCAGTTTTTATTTTTCTCTCTAACTCTATTTTTTTATCTATATCTTGCTGGCTCATTTTGGATAGGAGCATCTCAGCATCTTCCACAGATGGGAAGTTATCTTCTTTCCTTATTTGGTTTCTTATAGAGTTGATTAGTTCTTCATGTGATATTTCTAAAAGGTCAAAACATTCCCAATAGTTGGCGAGAGAAATAATAGTCCGGCATTTCATTATCCCTCTTTCATTTGTGTGATGTGGTAGTAGTTGTTCTCTGGTACCGATTAATAGGGTTTGAGGGAATAAGCTTGCATCTTTAAATAGTGCATAGTAATCGTTGTGAACTGTTAAGCGTAAATGGTTATTTTCATATAGAAAATCATAATCACCATCTGGAATATTGAGGACATAAGGCAACTCGACCAAGTAACGTGCAGCAAAGATCATTTCAGTCATCTTCATATGAGAATTCAATTGTGCCAAAAATCATACACTGCCACAACGATGAAAAAAAATCTTGCTTTGCAACTATAGAAGGATGAATGCACAACTAACCGAAATCATGCGCCTTATCACCAACCTGATCCGCACTGGTGTAGTCACCGAAGTGGACAGGGAAAACTGGCTTTGCAGGGTGAAAACGGGCGAGCTTGAAACCAACTGGATCAGCTGGCTGACGCTACGTGCCGGAAATGCCCGGACATGGTGGCGACCATCGGAAGGTGAGCAGGTGGTGCTGCTGAGTCTGGGCGGCAATCTGGAGACCGCCTTTGCGCTGCCCGCTGTCTATTCGAATCAGTTCGCACCACCGTCGACGTCGGCGGACGCCTGCGTGACAGAACATCCTGACGGTGGCTGGTTTGAATACGAACCCGCCACCGGGCGCTGGTATGTCAGGGGCATCAAATCAATGGTCATTGAGGCCGCTGACAACATCACCCTGAAAACCAGTGAGTTTGTACTGGAGGCTGACCGCACGCGCATTAACAGTGAAGTGGTGATCAATGGTGGAGTTACCCAGGGCGGCGGAGCGATGAGTTCTAACGGGATCGTGGTTGATGCGCATCAGCATACTGGCGTCCTGAAAGGCGGCGATACAACCGGAGGCCCGGTATGACGCTTTATAGTGGGATGAACAATACCAGCGGCAAAGCCATTACTGATATTGACCATCTGCGCCAGTCGGTGCGGGACATTCTGCTGACGCCGCAGGGTAGCCGCATTGCTCGCCGTGAATATGGTTCCCTGCTGTCGGCACTGATAGACCAGCCACAAAATCCGGCGTTACGCCTGCAGGTCATGTCGGCAGTGTATGTGGCGCTGAGTCGCTGGGAGCCACGGCTGACGCTGGACTCCATTACCATTAACAGCAATTTTGACGGTTCAATGGTGGTGGGACTGACTGGGCGGCGTAATAACGGTGTGCCTGTTTCCCTTTCCGTATCAACAGGAGCAGAGAATGGCAGTGATTGACCTTTCGCAGTTGCCTGCGCCGCAGATTGTCGATGTGCCGGACTTTGAGACGTTGCTTGCCGAACGCAAGGCCGAATTTGTTGCGCTTCATCCGAAAGATGAGCAGGAAGCAGTGATGCGTACGCTGGAACTGGAATCTGAACCCGTCACCAAATTGCTGCAGGAGAACGCTTACCGTGAGTTGCTTCTGCGCCAGCGCATTAACGAAGCCGCGCAGGCTGTGATGGTGGCTTACGCGATGGGCGGCGATCTTGACCATCTCGCTGCTAACTACAACGTGAAACGCCTGACGGTGACACCTGCTGATGATGACGCTGTACCGCCCGTTGCGGCTGTGATGGAAAGTGATGAAGCGTTACGCCTGCGTGTGCCTGCAGCCTTTGAAGGGCTTTCTGTTGCTGGGCCAACTGCCGCTTATGAGTTTCATGCACGAAGCGCCGACGGTCGGGTGGCGGATGCCAGTGCAACCAGTCCGGCACCTGCAGAGGTGGTGCTGACTGTCCTGAGCCGCGAAGGCGATGGAACAGCAGAAAAAGACCTGCTGGACGTGGTGGAAAAGGCTCTGAACAGTGAGAACGTCCGCCCGGTGGCTGACCGTCTGACGGTTCGCAGCGCAGAAATCATCCCGTACCGCGTGGAAGCTACCATTTTTCTCTATCCGGGACCGGAAGCAGAGCCGGTAATGGCAGCGGCAAAAGCCAGCCTGCAGAAGTACATCGCCAGTCAGACGCGGCTTGGTCGGGATATTCGCCGTAGCGCCATCTTTGCCGCCCTGCATGTTGAGGGGGTGCAGCGTGTGGAACTGGCTTCGCCGCTGGCGGATGTGGTCCTGAACAAAACGCAGGCGGCATCATGTACGCAGTGGAGCGTAACCAACGGAGGAACGGATGAATAGTCTGCTGCCACCGGGTTCAACACCACTGGAGCGCCGATTGGCGCATACGTGCAGCGGGATTTCTGATCTGAAGGTGCCGCTGCGTGACTTGTGGAATCCGGCTACCTGTCCGGTCAGCTTCCTGCCTTATCTCGCCTGGGCGTTCTCTGTGGATCGCTGGGACGAGGGCTGGACAGAAAGCGTCAAACGCCAGGTGGTGAAGGATGCTTTTTATATTCATCAGCATAAAGGGACCACCAGTGCCGTGCGGCGGGTGGTGGAGCCGTTCGGCTTTCTGATCCGCATTATTGAGTGGTGGCAGACCGGAGAAACACCGGGCACGTTTCGCCTGGATATCGGCGTGCAGGACCAGGGCATCACTGAAGATACCTATCTGGAACTTGAGCGACTGATAAGCGATGCCAAACCATGTAGCCGCCACATGATCGGCATGTCCATCAATCTGCAGACCAGCGGCCCGCATTGGGTGGGAGCCGCCAGCTATCTTGGCGAAGAAATCACGATCTATCCGTATATCAACGGAACGATTATTTCCGGTGGCACCGCGCATGAAGGCGGGGCGGTCCATGTTATTGACACAATGAGAGTGAATCCATGAGCACAAAATTTTATACCCTGCTGACGGATATTGGCGCGGCGAAACTTGCCAGCGCCGCCGCGCTCGGTGTGCCGCTAAAAATTACCCATATGGCGGTGGGCGATGGCGGCGGAGTATTGCCAACGCCGGACGCAAAGCAGACGGCACTGGTAAATGAGAAACGCCGGGCTGCGCTGAATATGCTTTATATCGACCCGCAGAACAGCAGCCAGATTATTGCTGAACAGGTGATCCCTGAAAACGAGGGCGGTTGGTGGATACGTGAAGTGGGCCTGTTTGATGAGTCCGGGGCATTGATTGCCGTGGGCAACTGCCCGGAAAGCTATAAGCCGCAACTGGCTGAAGGCAGCGGGCGCACCCAGACCGTGCGCATGGTGCTGATTACCAGCAGTACGGACAATATCACCCTGAAAATCGACCCTGCTGTAGTGCTGGCAACCCGTAAATACGTGGATGATGAAGTCCTGGAATTAAAGCTGTATGTGGATGACCAGATGAGAAACCACATTGCCGCACAAGATCCTCATACCCAGTATGCGCAGAAACATAATCCGACATTTACCGGAGAACCAAAAGCGCCGACGCCTGCAGCAGGAAATAACACCACGCGGATTGCGACCACTGAGTTTGTTCAGGCCGCTATTACTGCTCTGATTAACGGTGCGCCAGCCACGCTGGACACACTGAAAGAAATTGCCGCAGCCATTAACAATGACCCGAAATTCAGTACCACCATTAACAATGCGCTGGCACTAAAAGCACCGCTGTCGAGTCCGGCACTCACCGGAACGCCAACAGCACCTACTGCGGCACAGTCGGTCAACAATACACAGATTGCCACTACAGCTTTTGTGAAATCAGCGATTGCAGCAATGGTGGGTTCTGCACCCGCGGCACTGGATACACTGAACGAACTGGCGGCGGCACTGGGGAATGATCCGAACTTTGCCACGACAATGCTTAATGCGCTGGCAGGTAAACAACCGCTGGACAATACGCTTACCAATTTGAGTGGAAAGGATGTAGCTGGTCTTCTCGCATAC